GCATTAACTAGACTAGATAATTTAGAAGGTAAAGATATCTCAATCACTTTAACAGGTGATGTGACTGGTGCAGGAACTATTACTAATTTAGCAAACGTCTCATTTGCAACTACAATAGCTGCAAATTCAGTAGCATTAGGAACTGATACAACTGGCGATTATGTAGCAACTATGACGGCAGGTAGTGGTATCACAGTAGGTACTGCAACCGGTGAAGGTTCAACTCCTGTTATTACAAACACAGGTGTAACTTCAAACGTTGCAGGAACAGGTATTTCAGTAAGTGGAGCAACCGGAGCAGTAACAATTACAAATAGTGGTGTTACTTCGGCAGTAGCTGGAACAGGTGTAGGTGTAAGTGGAGCAACCGGAGCAGTAACATTCTCAATTGGTCAAGCAGTAGCAACTTCATCAAATGTTCAATTTAACTCATTGGGCATTGGAATGGCAGCATCAGCAACTGCAGGTAGAATTGATGCAACAAATGATGTAGTAGCATTCTCATCTTCAGATATTCGTTTCAAAGAAAATATCGTTCCAATTGAAAACGCATTGGATAAGATTTCTAAGATTAGTGGTAACACTTATGATTGGAAAGCTGAAAATAAAATTGAGCACGGATACGAAGGAAACGATGTGGGTGTAATTGCACAAGAAATTGAAGCAGTATTACCTCAATTAGTTCAAACAAGAGAAAATGGTTTCAAAGCAGTTAAATACGACAAATTAGTAGCATTATTAATTGAAGGTATCAAAGAACAACAAACACAAATAGAAAAATTAAGAATGGATTTAGATAATTACGAATGTAAATGCGATAATTGCAAATCTAAATAATATTCAAAAGGTTTATAATAAATGTACGATATATACTACACTACCGCAGGAGGACCCTGGTTCAATAGCGGAGCAGATATATGGGTAACAAATTGGATAAAAGAAGTGGCACCTCATTTAGAAGTGAAGCCACTTCTTCTATTCCATAGACATAAACCCACAAATTACGAAGAATTTCCAATTGATATCGACCATATTTGGGAAACATCCGAAGATAAAATTATTGAAATATTAGAAGGTGCAAGAAGGATACATATTTTACATGGGCATTATACTCCAACCAGAGCTATTCATCAAAATTTGGAAAAAATTGATTCAATCGTTTTCCATAATTTAACTAAAGTGTCTTTAATGGCACAGCAAGGTAAAGATGAATACTTACATTGGTATGGAAATTGGGAATATGAATCAGAAATGATTGATAAAATTAAAAATAAAGTTTGGGTAGGGTTATATCATTTTCCATATGAAACGGAAAATTTACACCACATTCCAAATTCTTATACTTTTAAAATAAATAATGAGTTATCTACTTCTACTGAATTAGGATACGCAGCAAGAGTTGAAGGTAGAAAAAATGTTGAATATATGGATGGATTAGGTGGATTCATTTCAACCAATTCAGAAACATTCAACAAATATTATAAAAAGAAATATGGATACAAATTTGAAAAATCAAAAGTTTACAAATTTGATTATAAACATAAAGAAAGGTTCTATGGACTTGATTGGGGAATCTCTCATTCTTGTTTTGAGTATGAACCATTTGGATATGGAATTTTTGAAGCAGTGGATTGGGGAAAGCTTCCAATACTACATGAAAAATGGCACGTACCACTTGATTATAAATACAAAGCGAGTGATGCGATATCGTTTAGAGAGACCTACGAAAAAATATGTGAGGATGATTATGAAACCCGTAAAACGGAATTCCAAAAACTTAAAAATTGGATGATTAAAAACTTTTCAAACAAAGATGATTGGAAAGAAAAACTTTTAGATATTTATAACGGAGAATAACACTTTATACAATGGCAAAAACAAATTTATCGTTAGGTAATTTATACAGAGCAACAGTAGGTTCAACAAGAACTACACAAGCTTCATCATTAAACGCAAGAAACGCATCAGCAGGAACGCAAGTTTCTCTTGGTTCATTTGCAATTGATTCGGTCACACCAAATTTGCCAACTTATACATATATTGTAGAAAGTACAACCGAAACAGCAACCTTCTCATTTGGCTCAGCAGGAGCAGTGCATGGGACTAGAGTTGGGAGTGTAGCAGCAAATTACGCAGTAACATTTGGTAACGCAAACTTTACGGTAGGTACTGCAACATTAGGAGCATCACCATCGTTTCCAATCACACCAGCATCAATAGCAGCAGCAAATTATTCGGAAGCATCTTCTGTATTAAGTATGACTTATGCAGATGGATATAATACAGCAGCAACCGGATATAATACCACAACTACAAAAACATTATACGCAGTAGATGTTTATAATACAATCAACGAACCTGATTTTTGTTTATTATTTGGTACACAAATAGAATTGGCAAATGGTACAATGGTTAACGTTGAAGATTTGAATGTTGGTGATGAAATTAAATCTTGGGTTCCAGCCGGATTACCAGATGAAACGCAAGACCCGGAGAGTGACCAAGTTGAATGGAGATTCTATCATTCAGAAACTTTATCAGGTTCAGCACAAAACGTTGTAGTATCAGATATTACATTTAATTTCGCAGGAGCATACTATTCATTAAATAATGGAGTAATTGATGCTACCGAAACTCACCCTCTATATGTGTGGGATAATGAAATAGGAAAATATAAATTTAAAATTGTTGGAGATATTCTTCCAGGAGATAGATTAATTAAAGCTGATGGAAGTGAAGAAGAAATTTATGATGTAGCAATTGTTAGAGAAGATGTGGAAATTGCAACTGTTAATGTGGAAAATGCCGATGTTTATATTTCAAATGGCGTAATATCACATAACAAAGGTACAGTAAGTCAACCATATATTCCATCTGCAGGATTAAGAATGTATGTTGACCCATCAAAAGCATCATCTACAAATGGTACTGCTACAACTGATTGGTTGGATTTGAGTGGATATGGTACAGGTCTTAGACCAGCAGGACAGGGAGCATCAGCAAGTATTACAGGTGGTAACCCATCATATAACAATGGAGTAGGTAGAAAAGAAAAATCTTGGAGTGCAAATGGTACAAATCAATTCTGGTTTAAAGATATTACTACAAATATCAATGGTGGTATTTCTCAATTCAATACTAACACCGGAACTATTCATATGTGGATAAGACCTACTACAACATTAGGTACAACTACAAGACACATTTTTGACTACGCAGGTTTTTATGGTTTAGCAATTGAATCAACTAATAGTTCTACTTTAAATAGAGTAAAATTCTATGGTAGTTCATTAGGAAATAGTGGACAATTAACGACTTCATTATCATCAAACGTTTGGTATATGATTTCAGCAACATTTCAACCATCTGGAACTGTAACGGTTTATGTAGATAAAACATCGGTAGGAACATTTACCGCAAATGCATTTTCGGCACCGGCATCTACTAACCATTTAACAGTTGGTAGTAATAGTGCAAGAACAACATTTTGGAACGGACAAATTGGACCAGTATTATTTTATAGTACATTACAATCAGCAGCATCAGTAGGACAAGTATATGACCATTTCTCTCCAACATACAAATAACATTAATTTGTTGTTTTGAAATAAAAGATTATATTTATAGTAGACATTAAAAATTAAATAAAAGCACAAAATGGCAGAAAAAATAGTATCACCGGGCGTATTTACAAAAGAAAACGACTTATCATTCTTACAACAGGGTGTAGCTGAAATCGGTGCAGCATTCATAGGACCTTTTAAGGAAGGCCCTTTAACTCCTACAATCGTTAACTCACAATCTGAATTCGAAACTCTATTTGGAGCGGTTGATGATACATATTATACTCCTTTGGCAGTACAATCTTATTTAAGAGAAGCTGGAAGCGCTACAATTTGTAGAGTAGCTGGTATTGATGGTTATACCGAAACCGCTCCTTTATTATTAACAGCAACTTCAGGTTCAGTATCAGCATCTTTGGGTATTCTTTTTAATACCGCAGTAGGTGCAAATGGCGGATTCGTTGGTGAAACATTAACAGATTTAGATGGTGGAGGTGATTTTAATTTATCAACTTTAGGTTCAGCATCTTTAGATGTAACTGATATAAATGATATTGAAGCAGTATTTGGAACATCGCCATTTGGAAGTAAAGAAGCTTATTCATATGGTTTCTTCAAAAATACATCTATAAATTTTGTATCAGCAACTTCTGCAAGTGTAACGGTATTGGGTAACCAATTATTTACATTTGATGCGCAAGAAGCATTAACACCAACAATCAAATCACAAACTATTAGTGGTCAAAGATATGACCTTTTCCAATTTGAAACATTAGGAGCAGGTAATTCAGCAAATACAAAAGTTAAAATTGGTATTACAAATATTAAAGCAGCTGGTTCTGTAAACGGAACTGATTATGGTACATTTACGGTCGTAGTAAGAGCATTTGGTGATACGGATAAGAAAAAGAATGTATTAGAAACATACTCTAATGTAAATCTTGACCCCAATTCTCCAAACTATATTAGTAGAGTAATTGGTGATAGAAAATTATCAATCAATTCCGAAGGTAAAATAACTGAAACAGGTGATTGGGTTAATAATTCAAAATATATTAGAATTAATTCTTTAACATTTAATTATAACGCACCGGTTCAGGCAGTTCCATTCGGACACGCAGCATATAAATTACCAATATCCGCATCAGCAGGTGTTGGAGCATTGATTCCTGCAGTAACATTCTCAACAGGTTCAGTTGACCAATCAGGAAGTCTTGCACTTTGTGGTATTAATTTGGATTTCAATACTGATAACTCAATATATTTGAAACCAATTCCAACAGGAGCAAGTGTGGGTTCTAATTCTGTATTTGGATTAGATTCACTTACTTCATTAACTGCGGCAACTACAAACTTAGCAGTTGGTGATACTAGAGCACAATTTATAGTTGGATTCCAAGAAGGATTTGATGGTATGTCACCAGCAACTCCAATTTATACTGGAGCAAATATCATTGCAGGTAACTCACAAGGATTTGATTTAACAACTTCATTAACTTCAGGTTCAGTAGCATATGGTAAACACATCGCAGCATTATCAAACGCTGACGAATTTGATATCAATATGGTAGTAACTCCGGGTGTTATTAGAAGATTGCATCCTTCAGTAGCAACTTCGGTTTTAGATATGGTTGAACAAAGAGATGATTGTTTCTATATTATGGATACAACAGCAGCAGGTGATTCAATTCCACAAGCGACTGCACAATCCGACGCAGTAGATTCAAATATGACCGCAACTTACTACCCATGGGTTAAGACAATTGATGTTAATACAAACAAATTAATTTCAGTTCCACCATCAGTATTACTTCCGGGTGTATTCGCATCAAACGATAGAGTAGCAGCTGAGTGGTTTGCACCAGCAGGTTTGAATAGAGGTGGATTAATAGGAGCAGTTAGTGTATTGAATAGATTGACTCAATCTGAAAAAGATGAATTATATGAAGGTAAAGTAAACCCAATCGTACAATTCCCAGGACAAGGTATCGTAGTATTCGGTCAAAAAACTTTACAAGATAAACCATCTGCATTAGACAGAATTAATGTTAGAAGATTATTATTAACTGTAAGAAAATACATCGCATCTACTTCAAGATACTTAGTATTTGAACAAAACACTGCAGAGACAAGAAATAGATTCTTAAATATTGCTAACCCTTATTTAGAATCAATCCAACAAAGACAAGGTTTGTACGCATTCCGTGTTGTAATGGATGATTCAAATAATACTCCAGATGTAATTGATAGAAACATCCTTAAAGGTGCTATCTACTTACAACCAACTAAGACCGCTGAATTCATTCAAATTGATTTCAACATCTTACCAACTGGAGCAGCATTTAACGGATAATTTAAGAAATAGATATTTATATAAAAGAATAAAAAAATAAAGTAAAATGCCAGAAATATTAGAGTTTGATAAAATTTTCTATAAGAACTTTGAACCGAAGTTAAGTAATAGGTTCATTATGGAAATTAACGGTATAGAATCGTATATCATTAAAACTGCAAGTAGACCTACATTCACATCGGAAGTTGTTGAATTAGACCACATTAACGTAAAAAGAAAGATTAAAGGAAAATCTACATGGGATGATGTAAACATTACACTTTATGACCCAATTGTACCATCAGGTGCACAACAAGTTATGGAGTGGATTAGACAATCACATGAGTCGTTAACAGGTAGAGACGGATACGCTGCATTCTACAAAAAAGACATTACATTCTATATCTTAGGCCCAGTAGGTGATAAGGTAGAACAATGGACTTTAAAAGGTGCATTTATCACTCAAGCTAATTTTGGTGATTTAGATTGGAGCTCAAACGACCCAGTTGCAATTGAATTAACTTTAACTTACGATTACGCTATCTTAGAATTCTAATTTAGACTAAAAATAATAAACGAAAGGGATACCCACAAAGTATCCCTTTTATTTTTTTGAAAAGTGTATATATATTATTAAACACAAAGTTATATTTTATTATGGAACAAAACATAGAACAACAAGTTACAAGAGGGTTATCAACACCTACACAACAAACACAAAAAAAATCATACCCATTTCCAACGGAGGTTATTAGTTTAGCAAGTAAAGGATTAGTATATCCTGAAACACATCCGTTAGCATCTGGTGAAATTACTATTAAATTATTGACTGCAAAAGAAGAAGATATTTTAACTTCAACAAATTTAATTCGTAAAGGAATTGTTTTGGATAAGTTATTAGAATCTATAATTGTAGATAATAATATTAAAATGGATGATTTAGTAATTGGTGATAAAAACGCAATATTAGTTGCAAGTAGAGTATTGGCATATGGTCCTGAATACGATGTAGTAATTAACGACCCTATTGAAAATGAACCAGTAAATGTTAAAGTTGACATTTCTAAATTGAGTATTAAAGAAGTCGATGAAACAATATTAAATAGGAATAATGAATATGATTTTTTACTTCCAAAAACAAAAGTTGCAATTAAATTTAAATTGTTAACACATGCTGACGAAATGGCAATTCAAAAAGATACAGAAGCAAGTGAAAAAATATCAAAACAACCAAATGAAATTACATCTAGATATAGAAGAATTATTATAGAGGTGGATGGTAATAGAGATTTGGGATATATCAGTAATTTTGTTATGAATCAATTACAAGCAGCAGATTCTAAAGCACTTAGAAAATATATAAATGAAATAACTCCGGATGTAGATTTTACATTTGAATATGTATCACCTTTTACCGGCGAAAAGGAGGCGTTAAAAGTACCAATTGGGGTAGACTTTTTTTACCCTGCCGACTAATTATTCACAATTCTTACACAAAAAGATATTTAGTTTAATATACAACTCCAATGGTGGATTTACTTGGCATGATGTGTATTATATGCCCGTGCGTTTAAGAGAATTTTATTGGAATGAATTAATAGAATCAAAAGAAACAGAGAGAGGTATTGCAGAAAATGTAAATAAACCTGCTAACAAATCCACTCCAACAAGTAAAACAATAAGGAGATAAAACAGATAAAATGATATTTATATAATGTAAAGTAATATAAACACTATGGCCAAAAGACGACCAAAAAATAATAATGTAAAAAACTCACGAATATCAAATTATGTTCCAGGAGAATCAAATGATTTAGCGTCCTCAATAAATAGGTTGATTCAGGTATTAGAAGATAATGGTAGAAAACCTGGTGGTGGCGGAAATAAAGAAGAAAAAGAATCATCAGCTGCATCTAGAAGTAAAAAACTACTTAATAAATTAGGATTAGGTAAAGTTAATGATTTAGCAGAAACTTTTATAGGAAAAAAACAGGTACAATCTTTCCATAATAAATTGGGTGAAAAATTATTTGGTGGTGGTGCATTAAAAAAAGGTGCAAAAGGACTTTCAGCTCTGGGTGGTAATTTGTTAAGAATAGCAGGCCCTGCAGCTGTACTTGGAGGCCTCGCAAAAATGGCCTATGATTTTTGGAATAGTGGTGGAGCAGCAAAGGCATTATCTACAATGAAAATGATGTCTGGTAATAAAATGTTAGGAGCAGGTGGTATAGCCGAAATGTCCAAATCTTTAGAAGGTACCGAAGCATTTAGAAAAATTGACGCAGAATTTTTATATAAGAAACCCTTAGAATTAAAACAACAATTACAACAAGATGTTTTTAATTATGAAAAGCAAGGTGCAATGGAAATGCTTCAATATAATCAAAGTTTAATAAAAGACCAAATTGAGTATGAAATTGGATTGAAAAAAGATGCATTAGTATTCGGTCAACAACAAGCAATGCAAACTTTGGATGCGGAGAATGAAAAAAGAAGTGCATTACAACAAATGGGACTTAGATTTATAACGAAATATCAAAAAATATCAGAAAGAGCACTTAAAGCGGTGGGTAGTTCTTCTCAAGAGATTGCAACGGCAATGGGAAAATTTCAAACTGCGTTCGGATATGGTGCTAAATCAATGACTAAAATAACAG